TATCAAAATATGGAAGGAATGATGTCATGAAAATGATGTTGAAAAAATTGAATGCCGTTAAATTACGTGCTTTTACGCTGATTGAAATGAAGGTTACTAAAACGCTCTATAATTTCCATAAAATAACGATGGTTTCACTAGTCACTCGAACCTTGCTTATCAAGGCGCGTGCTATGGCTTTCTGCTGCTCGTAATCAAGCGTGAAGATGTCCTTGGTGTCAAGCACCCGTCTAATATCTTTCTTTCGCTCTGCAGCTTTGAGAGAGGTGTCAGCGTCTAGCTCTTTTTCGAGCGCTGCACGTTCTGCCATGAAGTCGCTTGACCTTTTTTGTAGTTCCTCTAGTGAAATCCTATCGTCAATGTATAGATCATTAAGCCTGCTAATTTTAGCGGTCAGATTGTCAATCTGTTTCTGGTAGCTAGCCCGGTCTATCGTCTCTTGATTTGTGTTTGAAAATAGCTTGTCGATATAATCTGAATCAGTTTGCAGTTTGCTGATTTCAGTGAAGACAAAGTGCTCGATATCGTCTTTGAAATAGAATCCAGAATCACACTTTGCATTGTTGTTATAGACAGTCACTCCCTTGGTTTTGCGTGGGTGCCGTTGCTTACACTCGTATTTGACTAAGCGTGTGCCGTCTTTCCTTATCATGCCTAGCTTGATAGCAAGCGGGGCTGAACAGTAACCGCATTGAGCTATACCAGAAAGCATGTATTTAGCTTGAAATGGTCGAGGATTGAAACGCTGGGCGGCTGTTCTTTGTCTTGTTTTGATTTCCTCTTGCGTTTTGTTGAAATCTTCCTCGGAAATAATAGGTTCATGAGCACCGGGGAATATCTGACCCTTAAATTGATTATATCCACAATATACCGGATTTGAGAGGATAACCCTTACTGTTCTATAGCTCCACTCTTTATCTTGCCCGTATTGCTCATTGAGGGCGTCTCTGAGCTTGGTTATAGACATCCCTGATAAATACCACTCGAACATTTTTCGGACGATTAGGGCTTGATATGGATTGACTGAGAGCGTGCCAGTCTCTTTGATGTAATCGTAGCCAAAAGATGTCTTTGCCCACTGCATAGACTTGCCGGACTTTGCTCGACCTAGCTTGCCTAGCTGCATGCGTTCCTTGATTTGTTCCCTTTCAAGCTGAGCAAACACGCTGAGGAGCCCGATCATTGCCTTACCAAAAGGTGTCGAGGTGTCGAAGTTTTCCAAAAGGCTGACAAACTCTATATCATTTTCCAGAAAAACATCTTCAATCAGATAGAGCGTATCTTTCTGACTACGGCTTAATCGGTCTAGCTTATACACTAGAACCGTATCAAACAGCTTTCTCTTTGCATCTCTTATTAGCTGCTCAAGGGCAGGGCGTTCCGTGTTAGACCCAGAGAAACCGCCGTCAGTGTATATGTCATATATATTCCAGTCTTTTATCTCGCAGTAGCTTGTCAGCTTTGCTTTCTGCTCGTCGATAGAATAGCCCTCATCAGCTTGCGACGTGGTCGATACTCGGACATAGATAGCAACTTTATGCATTGTCATTGTGTTTGTACCTCAATTCTGATAAAATGGGTACAGAAAAAAGGACACAATCTTGTTAGGTTGTTTTACCGTGATAGTGTTTTTATTTTCTGTGATGCTTGCTCTACACTCTAAGTTTGGCGACGGTGAGTGTAGGGCTTTTTTGTTTTCAAGATGTTTAATTATTTTATCCAGTTTATCGTTTAAGATTTGCTGGTTTTTATTAATCCATGAGTCCTTGTTGTCTAGCCCACTCAACTTGACTATCGTGCCAGTTTTGGCGTGCTTGTTGGTCTGCTTGTTCTCTTGCTACCTCAGGAGAATCGGAAGGGACCCCGCCATATCCAGGCGTATAGCCATATTGTTCAGTTGCTTGGTCTACTTGTGATTGCGTTGGTCCTACGCCGTCAATAGGTTTTTCTTGCTGGTCTTGAGAAGCTTCAGCTTGCGTCTGTTCTTGTGATTGTTGCGGTTGCTCTGAACTTGAACTGCTAGAAACTTTTGAAGTCGAAGGAGAACTATGTTTGCTTGACTTTGTGGGGTGTTTTGTTACTTTGACAGCTTTAGACTGTTCTGTTTCCTTCGGTTCCTTCCCAGACCGTGGCACAAACATTAAGCCAAGACAGAATAAAACTATAATTGTTAAGATATACCATTTGTATTTTTTCAAAAGTTTCATATCAATTCCTCATCATTTTTAGATATTCATTTTTTACAAAAGTCTCATCACAAATAGTGGTAAGATTATATTTTTCCATAAAGTGTAAGTAATTAAAATCATCAAGATTTTCGTTTTTCAACAATTCATGGATCATATTTCTATTAGCTTGAGCTTCGTATTTCTCACGCAAACGCTCATAGTCTTTGGAACGGTGCTCTAAATGGCCTAGCTCGTGCAGAATAACCTTTAAACGAGTGTCTTGGTCTAAATCCCCGTTGATGTAAACAACCCTGTTTATAGGGTCGATAAAGCCGTTTCTGGACCATTGACTAGAGCTGAACTCACAGATAGAGACATTGAACTGCTCAAGCAATTCACTTTCAGTCATAGCACCTCACTTTTCCTTGCTGCTCATATAGCCCGCAATAATGCCACGGATGGCCCGCTTATCATCATCGGTCAGCGGTTTGCCGTCGAACATCATGGCGTTTTCTATTATGTTATCGATGTCGTGGGAGCTTGGTTGTTGTTGTTCTTCTTTCGTCATAGGAACATCGTACCCCATGAGCCATGCTTCAGATACCCCTAACGTTCTAGCAAGTAGCACTAACTTTTCTTGGTCTGGTGTTGATTTTCCATTGATGTATTGAGACAAAGCACTCTTTCCAAGTTTTACACCTAATTCTTTTTGATGCACTTTTGAAAGAGAAATTACGTCAACTTGTTTTAAATTTCGTTCGCTCATAACTTGTTGCAAGCGTGCAGCAGTAGTATTTTTCATATTCTTTACCTTTTTCCTTTATGGATTCATTATATAGTAGAAAATACAAAAGTTCAAGAAAAAATAAAAAAAAGTTCAAAAAATTGAACAAAACTGTTGACAAATAAAAAGAGAAGGATTAAAATAAAACCATAAAGTTCAAGAGATTGAACTTAGAAAGGAGAACTCAATGAGATTTAACTACGCTAAATTAAAGGGTCGTATTAAAGAAAAATACGGGACGCAAGAAGCTTTTGCAAAAGCTATCGGCTTAACTCCCTCAAGGTTTTCATTCAAGATCAACGGGAAAGCGAAGTGGAAACAAGACGAAATTGTAAAAGCGGTTGAACTATTAGAAATCTCACAAGATGAGATAGTTGAATATTTTTTTAACTATAAAGTTCAAGAACTTGAACTAAATAATTAAAATTCTGAAAGGAACAAAAATGAAACCAAAACGATATCCGTATAGTGGAAAATCAAAAACCTCAACTATTGAAATAGTCAAGGCTTGGAAAAATATCTATTCAGACTTTATTGTCAAAAGCCAAAAAGAACAAGAAAAGTCTGAACAGGAGTTGGATAAAGCTATTCATGAGCTTTATCAGCAATATCATTGAGAATTTTAGTTGCCTTTTGATTAGCAAGAACATCCACTTGCATATCCTTGGCATTTAACAACTTCTCAATGACATCTATAACAGCTGGCGTCGCAACTTCAGCTGGATTCTTCTCAATGAATTCGGCTATTAGGTTGTAACTAACCTGCTTTAAACTTTCAAAGTCGTTCATAGAATTTTCTCCTTTCCGTAATGTTTGACTAGCGATTTTCATAAGGAGATGAGAGGCCCTATTTAATCATTTGTCATGAATCGATTATATCAGAAAGGATAGAATAACACAATATGTTGTGTTATCAATACAATAAAAGACTATATATTGTGTTTTGGGATTGAACATGAAAAAAACTTTAAGCAAGTTACTTATTGACAGAGGAATGACAGTCACAGAGCTAGCTGAAAAGACTGGTATCAGCTATAACACGTTGATGAACATCGGAAAGAGAGACCTTTCTTTCAGTAGAATGGTGAAAATCGCTGACGCTTTAGATGTCAGTTTAGACAAATTCAGAAAGGAACAAGAATGAACGAAATAGCATTATCGAACAACCTAAAAACACCAGACTTTAAGATTAGACAATTCGAGAACACTAAACACGAAATTATGTTTTCGTCAATGAACCCACATTTGAAACGTCAAATAACTTTCGGTACTGGCAAAGGCGGGTTAAAAAAATGGCTTACAAAAAAATTCACAGTTGATTTTTATGACGAAAAAAACAAGATCGCTTATGAGATAGATGGGAAAAGCCACCGAACAAAGATGGGTTGGGTGAATGATAGATTAAAAGACCATTTCATGAAAGAAAAGGGAATTTTAGTCATCCACTACACCAACGAACAAGTCGAAAGAGCCTACAACGAATGGAGTAAAAATGCAAAGGAGATTTTCAGTGAATTCTTTAGTAACGCAATCTGACTTTGATTATTCTCTTGTTGAAGCTGAAACGGCACACAAACTAAAAGCGTTGAGTAATCAACTTGATGGGATTTACCAAAATTATTCTGTCGCAGTTGGAGAAGTGCTTTTCAAAGCCCAACAAGAATTATCAAATTACGGAACTGGAACTTTTGGACAATGGGTTGAAAGCAATAAGATTTCAAAAAGTAACGCTTACAACTACATCAATGCCTACAAGTTTGTCCAACAGTTGGACGAACCAAAAGAAAAAGAAATCTTTTCTAAACAACCACAACGATTAAAAAACGAAATGTCCAAACCATCCGCCAATCCAGAAGTCAATCAAGCAGTTTTTAACGGCGATGTCACAACTCATAAAGAATATAAAGAGCTTGAGCGTCGTCTCAAACTCAAAGACCAAGCACTGGAAGCAGTCAAAGGCGAGCTGGAACGTGCCAAAGCAGTCAAACCGATTGAGAAAGTAATCGAAAAGGAAATCATCCCAGACGATTACAAGGCTACGCAAGAGCTGAATGAAAAGCTACTAGCAAAAAACAAAGAGCTTTCAGATAGCGAACAAGCGGCTAACGAGCGAGTGCAATTCATTGAATCACAACTCAAAGAGCTAATGAATCAACGTCAAGAGGTTGATGAAAAGTCAGCTAAATACGACGAATTGACAAGAGCTATCGAACAGTCGCAAGGGCAATTAGACAGCTACCAAAAGCAAGTATCTGCTTACCGTCACATCATCAACTTTTTGGAAAAAGGGAACAAATTCCTTGCTAACTTTGGCGGCGTAGCGTTTTTGGATATCAAACCAGCGTTAAACAATCCGAAAGTTAGAACTGAGCTCGAAACATTCTTAACAATGCTTAACAGTCTCAGTCGTAACGTTTCGGAGATACTGGAACAAGACGATGTAATTGAAGGAGAAATCTTATGACATACGACATTATCGGTCAAAGTAAAGACCACGCAAGACAAGTATCACATCTAGCAGTTACTAGAAACATGCTAGATGCACTTGAAAATCATGAGGAGCGTATTGCTAACCTAGAAGACAACATGAGAGTGAACGCTGCACAAGAAATTAAACTAACTAACCTCGTAAACAGCAAGATTGTTGGATTGTTAGAAGGCAAGAAAAGCAAGGCTTACCGAGATAATCATATTCGTGCTAAAGCGTATCACGCCATCAACAAAGAAATCATTGACCGTTTCGGTGTGAGACGCAAAGAAATTCCTGCTAAAGAATTTAAGAATGCCGTTATCTTTATCGAAAATTGGGGCTTGAATGATCCAGAGCTAAAAAACGAGATTTTCACCACAAACCATCAAGGAAGTCTGTTTGAAGCGTAATTAGAAGGTGAGACAAATTTGGGGCACCCTTGACGGCACTAGTGAGCTAGTGGGGCAACGATTCAGTTGAAACGTAAGCAATACCATTAGATGATTTGATTTTATAAGAACTCCTAAAAAACAAAAATCAAAAGACCTCGCTAGTTCTCTAGTGTCGTCAAGGCAACAAAAAAGGCTGACCCCTGCCAGAGTCAGACCCTAAGATATTGAAACAAGGTAATTATATCATGGAAAAACAAAAATGGGAACCAGTCATTATAAACATTATGGCAGACGGTTCCAGAGTTGATGATCTAACTAAGTACACGATACCGGCAGGGCATAGCTACTACGATATCATGGCAAGCATATACCAGAAAGGAGCATAGGTCATGGGATATGAAGTATATCCAACGAAACATCGACAGTAACTATACTCAAATGAATAACCACTCAGCCCAAAACGCTGAGCTGAGTTTACAAGCTAAAGGGTTGTTATGGGTGTTGATGACTAACAAAGACGATTGGCGGCCTTACATTGAGGAACTTTCCAAGCGTTCTAAAAGCGGCAGAGACGCACACCGAACAGCCTTTAACGAATTGAAGAAAGCGGGATATATCCGTATCTATCGCAAGAGCTTGGGCCGTGGCCAAGGTGTTCAAACCTATCCACTTGTTCAAGACATACCGATTACAGATAGCTATTGGAATTATTGGGTTAGTCGGATTGAAAAAGAGTTATCCACAGAAGTTGCGGATAACTGAGTTACAACTTACTGACTTTACGTAAGTTGAAAAGTTCAAAAGTTGAAAAGTTCAAAAGTTGAAAAGTTCAAAAGTTGAAGAATCCGACACTAATAATAACTAAATAATAATAATAACTAAGTAATAATAATATGGCGTTTTCACGCACTAACCAACAACAATCTAGAGCCTACCGGCACTAACTAGTAATAATAACTAACTGATAACAATACAGTAATCATAGTTAGAAGAATAAGAGAGGTAAAAAAGCATGAAAAAACTATTTGGATGGATTTGGAGCAAAAAGCAAAGTGAACAAGTGGAAACATTCGTGATCCACAACCGACCAATGTGGGATGTTCAAATGCGTGACTACAATCGCACTCATGGACTACCAGAAGACCAAGTAATCGGGTGATGCCATGAAGCTATTAAAAAAACTATTTTCCAAGAAAAAACCTAAAGAGCCAGAATACTTCTTTGAGTGGGTGGAGACACCAGAAGAAAAGAGCGAAAGGCTCAAGCAGAAATATAAAAACTAATATCAACCTTTCAGCGTGCAGCCATGACCCTGCCGTGAAGTGTAACTTATACCTTTCCCCAAAAAATCTTTACTAAATTAATCTTTTTTCCTATCTTCCCCAAAAAGTCTAATAAAACATTGAAAAACATGACACGGTGGGGCTATGGGTGCACGTTGAGAGCACTAAAAAAGCATGGGTTAGGGCCCATGCAAGAAAAATACACCAAGGAGATTATACCATGAAATCTTTTAACACTCAAACAACTTCAAAACCTAGCTACGTTAAGACTAAAGCATTCGGTCTTTGTGGCACGCTAGCGATTGCTATAGCATTGCTTATCGGTGCTGGGGCAGTATCAGCGGACGAAACCACTCAACCAGTGGTGGACACACAACCAACTGCAGCTAACGTCTACACCGCTGATAATGCCGGCAACGTTACGGTGACACCGTCTGAAACAGTGGCACCAGTGGAAGCACCAAAAGCATTGGCACCAGCACCAGTAGAATCTCAACCGATTGCAGAAACGCCAGCACCAGTCGAAACTACTCCAGCGGTAGAAACTCCAGCGGTTGCTACAGAAACACCAGTAGCGCAACCAGTGGCAGAAACTACAGCGCCAGTCGAAGCGCAACCTACTACATTCGTTAAAGAGGGTGACACTATCCAAGTATCTAACCCTAATGTTGAGGTTGACCAGTCTCAAGGAACTGGTAAATACCAAGGCTTCACAGTGGAATACAAGGATGTAAAATTCCCTGACGATATGGCTATCAATGAAGGGGATAAGGTTAAGTTCACTTTACCTGAAGAAGTGAAATTTCAAACTAACTTTGACTTTGATGTTTACAATCCTGACAAGCAAGTTGTTGGTAAAGCTACTACAGACACAGCAAGCAATACTGTGACTACTGTATTTAACAACTACTTTGCATCTCATCCGCTTAACAAGCAAATGAGTCTTAAAATGGACGCTACTTGGACAGACAAGGTCGAAAGTGGCAAGCCAGTCACAGTAAACTTCAATGGGACAGTGATCACTGTCAACATCGGCAAAGAACAAGAAATTGGTAAAGATGAATTGCTTTCTAAATGGGGTAGTCAAGACGAGAACGACCCAACGGTTATTAATTGGACAGTTCGTTTGAACTATGCCAAACGCCTATTGAATTATGTCACAATCATTGACGAAATGAGTGACAATCAAACCCTTGTGGATAACTTCTTTGAAGTTAAGAATATTGAGAGCGTGAATCCATGGATTGATAAAGGTTCAGCAATGGATTTGGTTAAGTCAATCAGCAAATCTGAGCATGGTTTTGAAATCAAAATGGATCGGCTTGACCATATGATTTACTTGAACTATAAAACCAAACTGACAAATGCAGTTAAGGATAGCGTTAACCCAACCAATAAGGTTGAGTTAAAAGCTGAGTCAGATGGTGCTGTTTCATACAGTTATGTTCAACTCGTCGGTGGCCGTGGTGATGCGTCTGGTGAGAATAAGCCAGAGCCAACATTTGAAATTCCTCGTGAAGCTCCAAAAGTAGACATCCCAGAATTTGAGGGCGGAATTCCTGGCATTCCCGAAGTTAGAGAATTGCCAGAATGGAACGGTGGCACAGTACCAAATGAAGCGCCTGTCCATTACAAACCGGAATTTCAAGGAGGTATTCCGGGTATTCCGGAAGTACGTGAGTTGCCACCATTCGAAGGCGGAGTAGTTCCAAACGATGCCCCTATCCTCGATTTGCCAGAATTGCACATCCCAGAGGAACCAACACCAGAAAAACCAGCAGAGCCTAAAAAGGCGCCTAGCAAGCCCGTAGACGCTCCTAAGACGAAAGAGGTAGAAATTACCGAGGTCGTTTATAAAAACGATTCTGAGCCAAATAAGGCACCTAAAACAACCGTTTACGGTGGTACTCTTCCAGTTACTGGTGAAAAAGAAGGTATTGCTAGCACTTTGGGATTGGTAGTGATTGCTGCCGGTATCACTGCTTTAACTCTTGGCTTCAAGAAGCACAACGAATGTGAGGAATAACAACCATGAAAGAAAACAATAAAAACATCGTACTCTACAGCGCTGAAAAGAATGGCTTTCTTACGAGCTATAAAGACAAAGGGAACATAGCGTTTACAGCGACTTTTGATCCCCGACTTTGGAAAGCGCTACAGCTACCAATCGAACCATACGAAAAACAAAAAGCTGGCATTGACAAGCTTGCTGAAGTGTTTGGCTGCGAAGTGCTTATCGTAGAAGCTGAATACAACGTAACTAAACTTGACGGCTCGGACTTTGAACGCACGGAGCGTGAAGAATCCATGGAGGATAGGATTGGAGCACTCCTAAACTTATTGACGAACTAACAGAACATGAAGTGGTGGGAGGGAGGCATTAAATATGGCAGACAATCAAAAATACTATTACATGAGACTCAAGCAAGATTTCTTCGAAACAGAGGAAATGATAATCCTTGAGTCAATGCAAGACGGCTACTTATATAGCAACATCTTGCTAAAACTGTACTTAAGGAGTTTGAAACGAGATGGTAAATTGATGTTTAATGACACAATTCCATACAGTGCAGAGGTCTTAGCTACAGTTACACGGCATAGCGTCGGGACGATTGAGAAAGCTATGGATGTTTTTCAAAAGCTCGGTCTGGTCGAAGTAATGGATGATGGTGCTATCTATATGTTGCAGATTCAAAACTTCATCGGTAAGAGTTCGACGGAAGCTGAACGAAAACGACGCTATCGAGACAAAATCAAGCTTGAAAAAAGCGACAACCAAGCGGTTTTAGAAGATGTGGGACATTTGTCCACCATAGGGGTGGGACATTTGTCCGGACATTCGTCCACCAGAGATAGAGATAGAGATAGAGATAGAGATAGAGATAGA